CCCTCTATTAACGCCTGGGCCATTAGCTTGCCGTGGTCGCGTCGGCTTAGTTCCTGGGTCTGTAATTTCTTTATTTTTTGTTCTGGCATTACTAGTAACCTCTATAATTTCCGCGACTTCGGTTAGATACCCGCACCTGTTCGCCGCTGCTGTGTTGCTGTTGCTGTTGTTCTCGTTGTCTTCCGCTTGTGCTTGCGTAGGCAATGTTTACGTTTCGTTCGTTAACCCATTTCAAAAACTGGCTTGTACTGTCTACCTGGTCGTCGTGTGGTGCTAGTGGAAACGTTGTTAATTCGATTTCGAAATCGAGTAGCCAGGGGGCGGCGTATGGTAGATGCACTAGCCCCGCTTCAAACTGCGAACTTACGGCGATTAGTCGGTCTACCTTGTTAACGCCTTTCGGGTCTATGGGAACAATCGGTAGGTTTACTAGCTTTGGTAAACCCTCAATTACGATCCCGCTCCTGGCTTCTTGTATTAACGATTGGCCGCTGGCTTTATCCTCGATCAATATCGCGTCGGCGTTCCATTTGTAGTAAAGGTTCGCTAGAACGCGTTTTAGTTCGGGGTACTCTACGCGGTCGCGCCATACGTAAAGTAAGTAGTAACCCTGGGCCGTTTCCCCCCATACCGTCGCTACGCTCGGGTCGTTGTGTTGTTCTGCTTTGTAAGCTGTATCTAGGCTGATAACTACCCGTAAAAATTCCGTAGGCGGCTTGTCGTACTTCTTAAACCATTTCGCTTTGATTAAACCGCCCTCTGGCGTGGCGTTCCAATCGCCTTTTAACCAGGCTTGTACTAGCCAACTCGGCCCCGATTGCATAATACGCTTTCGGTAGTTCGGGTCGGTTTCCATTAAAATGTGGTTATCTTCTAGCCGGCTCGGTATGTATATTCGGGCTTCGCCGGTTACGTCGTCGATAATCGGCGTAAAACCCTGGGGCGCTGGATCAAAGTAACGTTTCTTTAGCCATTCGTGACCGGGGCCGCCTGGGTTAGCGGATAAATTGAACGTGCTTGGTATGCCGTGGGGGTTACGTAGTGTAGCGCGTAGCTTGTTTATCGGGCCTGGGTCGGGAAAGTTCCCCGCTTCGTCTATGTAAACGTCGGTGTAGCTGTGGCCCTGGTACTTGGCCGCGTCCTGGTCGCGCTCTAGTGAACGCATTTTCAAACGTGCGCCGCCTGGGAAATGCCAAGTTCGTTTTCCGGCTAGCCATTCGCCCCCAATATGCGGGTAAATTTCTAGGCTACGCGCTACTACTTCGTCTAGTTCGTCGTAGGTACGGCGTACAAAGATACCTCGCAAGCCTGCGCCGTAAAGCTGGTACCGTTGGCCCCACTTCCCCAAAAAGCCGTCGGTTTTGCCGCCCCCTCGCGAACCGCCGTAAAGTATGTCTTCAATGGGGCAAGCTAAAAGTGCTTCCTGGGGCCCTCGCTGGGGCCGCCATGCTATTGCTCGTTCTTGCTGTACTGTTGCAGCCATTCGTCAACTGATCCCGCTACTGCTGGTACCACAAAAATACCGCCCGTTTCTACGTCTTCGCCGTCGGTGTCTGTTGCTGCCAACTTAACCGGCGCGTTCGCTCCTAGTAGCTTCGAAAGGCTATCTAGTATTCGCCTGGCTTCGCCTATGGCCTTGGGGTTTCCCTTTTTAACCTGGGGCTGTAGGTACAAAAGCATACTTTCGTACCTGGCTACCTGTAGGGCTTTGTATTCCTGGGTTTGCTCCCTGGTTTCTTCGGCTAGTTCCTCTAGGGCTTTCTTTTCGTGCTTGTGTACCCAGCCGACGCTTTTTTCTAGCTGCTTGGCTATTTGCCGTATGCTAAAGCCTTGTTTTCGCATCTCGATAATGCGCGGCTTCGCTTCGGCTGCGCTTATGTTCTGCGCCCTTTGCGTTTTATTCACCGTTCATTGTCTCCGTTATTAGGTCGTCTACGTCTAGCGTTATCGGGTCGCCGATTTTGGCCGTAGCTTGCTTGGGGTCGCCTTTACAAAAAACCATTACGTTTTCGTAGGCTTTGAATACGTGCCGGTATTCGTTGAAATGGTCGGTAATGGCATTAGATAGGCCGGCGATTGCCTGTGGTACGGGTGCGCCTTTCGCGAATACAAGCGCGTTCTGATGAACCTTTGATAGCTTGCGCGATTTGGTGAACTGGCCGGATGCTCGAAGCGCATTACTGGCGATACTGGTTAGTAAAATAACTTCGTTGTAATAGCTTAGGCCGGCGGCTTCGAACGCGGCTATGGTGTCTTGTACGAACCCGTAGTAGTTGCCCTTTTTGCTGCGAACTTCGCCTACTACGAATACCGCGAAACTGTCGTCTTTTAACTTGTCGCAGGCTTTCTTGATAATGTCGCTATAGGCTTCTACAAACTCGGGGTAGCCTAGCGTACTAATATCGTTCGGGTCGTCGCTGTATACTTCTAGGTCTGCATACGGGGGGCAAGAGAATAAAAAGTCGAATTGCTCGTCCTGGTCGATTACGTCGGGTATGTTTCGGCTGTCTGCGTTTATCCATTCGGCGGTTGCATGTTCGCCTAATATCGTATGGCCCTGGCGTTTATTAGCTGTTACCTGTTCTTCGCGTAATTCTACGCCGGTGTAGTGGTACCCCATAAAGCCGGCTACTACGCCGCGAACGCTACCGCCGGCGAATGGATCCAATATGCTACCGCCCTGGGGGCAAAACCAAGAATATAAAACCTCTGTTAGAACGGGGTCGAATATGCTGGTACCTGTTAGGCTGACTTCTTCGGGGTACCGTTCTGCAAATTCTTTCCATGAAAGCGTTTGGCCTATGTCCTTTTCGACGGCTTTTTTAAAGTCGTATACGTGCGGCGGCTGGCTACTAACGGAAAAAATCATATCTTCCTTGCGGCCTAGTTCGCTTTTAATGCCTAGGCTTTGCCATGCGCGTTTGCGCTCTTGCCAATAGCCCTGTTTAGAGTCCAATACGGAAAACGGCGGTACTATGAAGCGTTCGGCTAGTGTTTCCCTGGCTTGCTCTGCTAGTTCCTCGGGGCTCTCTGGCTCTTGCTCGTCTTCGCTTAATAGGCTGTCTAGGAACTCGCTTAGGTCGTCGTCTTCTACGGTACCAATCTGTTCGATTAGGTCGTCTAGCATGTCCTGGTCTTGTTCTGCTAGTGCGCTGATTGGGTCGATACTCGCTAGGGCTATCTTTTCTTCTTTCTCGGTTAGTTCTACGTACTTAACGGGTACCTGGCCGCCGTCTTTCGCTGCTAGTTCTACGCGTAGGTGGCCGTCTATTAGGTGGCCGGTTGTTCTGTTTACTATAACGTCCTGGATCCATCCGATTTCATTTAGAACGCCGGCTAGCGCTTCTTTCTGATGCTTAGGGTGCTTACGAAAGTTTTGCGGGTTCGCTAATATGGTTTCGGCGTCAACCATTGCGCTTTCAATTATGCGGCTTTCCCAGTTCGCTGTACTCATGGTTTCCTCGTAGTCGTTGTTAGATAGGTAAGAAAGGCGACGCGGTGGTCGCCTGGTGTGGTTTTACTTCACTATTTCGTTGTCGATAACGTGCAGCCGTTTACCGCTTAGACTGGTGATAATGTCGGTTAGCGTTTCGTCTACTACGTCGTTAGTTGAGTAATCGCGAAGCTTTTTAAGGCCCCAAATTACGGCGCGGGTGATAAAGCGCTCTGCAATAGCTTTCCAGGCTACCTGGGCGACTAGTGCTAGTAGAATTTCTTTAAGCGCTGCTAATAGGATTGTTAATAGAGTTGGCATTTATGCGGTACCTCTGGTTCTTGGTTGTTGTGGTGCGGGTAAAGTATGCGTTCGGCACTATCTAGGTAGTGTTCGACCGTTCCCTTGCCTGCGTGGGTGTTGTAAAAGCGTTTCCAGTAAACGGCGCGGCTTACTATGTCTTCGGGTATTTCTTCGGGGCGTAACTTGTACTTGAGCCGGCAAAAGATAAAAGATTCTAGGGGGTCGCGGCTTATGCTCTCGGGTGTTACCTGTAGAATGTCTACGCCTAGGCTGTTCTGGATCGTGAAACGTTCTTTTCGCCTGGTGCGCTGCTGTACGTCTACTAGACCAATAGTATCGAACTGGTGTAGGCCGAAACCCTCGGGCGCGTAACGGTCGGCGTATTGGCCTAGTTGCGTTTCGGCACATGCGGTTTCAAGTAGTAGCGCTGGGGCTACCTGGTATTTACCGTAGCCGATTACC